AATTTAACTATAGCCTTATAACCTCTTAAAGCTGCAAGATGTAGAGATGTATCGCCATAAGAAGTAGCTAGGTCAATATCCGCCCCATGTTCGAAGAGTAATTTAACAATATCTGTATGATGATGAAAACATGCGTTATGAAGTGGAGCCCAACCATCCTTATCGTACAAGTTAACATCTGCCCCACGGTCAAGAAGTAATTTAACTATATCTATATTGGGCTCAATACATACAACCTCTAATAGTGTTTTATTATACTTATCCTTCACCGTAATATCCGCGCCATTGTCAAGAAGTAACTCAACAATCTTAATAAAGCCAAAGTAGCAGGCAAAATAAATAGCAGATTTCCCTTTATCATCCTGCGCCTTAATATCTGCCCCTTTTTCTAATAATAGCTCCACAAGATCAAAATTACCTTTTTTACATGCGTCAAGTAGTTCTAATTCCTTCATAATATCTACTCTTTCTATTTATATAGTTCTCTAAACACCAAAACTAAACAATCTGCCCAAACAATCAGAAAAGAATTCCGAAACAAGAGTACAACCCGAAATTTCGGAAAGAACAATACTCGAAAAACCCGCAGCAGTCTTAATACGTATGTCTGCCCCAATATCTAACAAATATCTTACAACCTCAACATCATCATTAAGGCAAGCAACGTGCAAAGGCGTGTAGCCCAATAAATTCCGCTTATTAATATCACTACCCGAAGCAATCAGTAGCTTAATAATACTAAGATCACCTTGCCTAATGGCCTCGTGCAATCCACACTTTTCCCCGCGAGATAAACAATCCCTAACCGCCGAAATATCACTAAAATAAACCGCCGTATCAATTTTCATCTTTTTCTCCCCTTGTCGATAAGTATAATATAACAAAGAGTAATGCAAATGTCAACTATTATTTTTATCTTTTATTTTTTATCTAATCTATGGTGAAAATGAATCGCACACGATAACGCAGTTTCACCCATAGAATTAAACTTTAAATGATTAGCACCCGCGTGAATTAAAAATATTATAACCTTGTTAAATCCAGAAATACCCGCAAGATGTAACGCCGTATTCCTATCCTTATCTACCGCTTCCAAATCACAACCATGCCCAACTAAAACCTCTACAATTCCTAGCGAATTCGATAAACAAGCCAAATGTAAAGCAGTCCTTCCAGAATTATCACAAATACCTAAATCAATCCCGCAGTCTAGGAAAAATTCCACAATCAAAAGATTACCGTAAAAACAAGCCTCGTGAAAAGCAGAACGACCCAAATTATTTAAAAGCCCAAAATCAGCACCAGAACTAACCAATAACTTAACGATAGAACCATAACCGCGAACACTCGCAAAATGTAAAGCACTCTCACCATCACGATCACAGAAATTAATGTCAACACCACGACGCAGAAATTCAGAAACAAGATGTAAATTACCATGCTCACTGTGGTAATGTAGCGAAGTGTAACCCGTGCTATCCTTCGAACCACTTTCTTGAAATACAAAGGGAATCTCAAAAACAGAACGAGAACTACTAATAGGCTTCTTGTAAATCGTATCACTACCCCGAACTATACAAGCCGAAGGGAGCAAATCCGAAAAACTTACAAAATCACCCGAAAAACCAGCCCGCCTATAATCCATAAGAAATTCATTCCATAATTTATAACAACACTTCCAACCATGCCACGTAAACCTACAGCCAGAAAAATATAGTCCAATAACTTCCGCCGATCCTAATCAGTAATATTGTAACAAACGCTTCACTAACCAAATATGACCCTCACACATAACAGAAAAATCATCGTCATCCAAATAAGACATCGAACGAATATGACGTAACTCCTTCCTAAATGTACCAAACTTCAACCCAACCATTGGCAACATCAAAGGTAACCACGAAAATAATAAATGCTCTAACCCATAGCGAACCTCAAGCGAATGTCCAAAACGATAGTTCAATCCACCCAATGATACATAATTAACAATGCTGTTAATCGTACGCGTCAATTCTAAATTGCTACACGGTAACCGAACCACATCACATAAAATAGAACGACTCACATAACATACATCATTAGATAATGAACAAAAATAACGGTATAACCTAAATTGTAAACATGGATTAACGTAAATTATCCGTGGGCACTTCCGGTAATGTAAAACTAATCCATCTATAGAACCAGGCGTCCTATGTACCTTCCTACTATACATCTTACCACCAAAGCTAAACTAAAATCAGTATAATGTACTTTTATAGAAAATTTCAAGCCCAAAGGGGGGGAAACTCAAGGTGTTCACAGAAACTTGACTGTTTTATACCCGAAATGGCAAAATCTCCAGTACCCACCTGGGTTTACTTAAACTTAACCACGTAAGGTCAATATGGCATATCCGTAGATGAGATAGTGTATTCTTATATTGTATAATATTTAATTTAATTAATTAAATAAAGAAGATTAAGTATAGTATTGTTTTTATTAAATTTTTAGAGAATTTTAATTAAGTCGGGGCTTGAGTTGTTTTTTTCGAAAAATTGGGAAATTTTCACTTTTTCTCTTGACTTTCTTATTTTTATGTAAAACAGGTTTCTAAAACCCCTTTTTCTATATTTCCAACGAACCATAAATATGTTTCCTCTTTTTGGGCGATTTTGGTTGATTTGCAAATATCTGTAATTTGAGGTATGTTTTAAATTATAGGTTATAGATTATCTAAGGAGAGCAAGCATGACCAAGGCACTTAGTCGCCCGGAGAATTCCAAAAAATTTGTAATTGAAAAGAGTTTGGATGAATTAGGTAATTGGCGTGAACGTGTTGTATATAAGCGGCAAGGTTTTGACGAGGTTTCTAAGGGGAGATTTTTAGAGTGTTATTCTAGGACTGCGAGGCTTGGAGAGTCTTGTGATGTTGCCGAAATTTCAGTATCGACATTTAAAAAGCATTTAAAGACGGATACGGACTTTGCAGATGCTTGTTTAGATGCGGAGGAAGTATATAGGTGTCGTTTATCGGAGAAGGTACAGGAATTGATATTTGACGGTATTGTAAAGGAAGTGTTTGACCGGAACGGTAATTTGATTAGTAAAGAGCGTACGTATCCTATTCCGCTATTATTGGCGGAATTGAAGCGAGTTAATCCGGAGTATAGGGAATCGAGGCAGGTTGATGTAAAGGTATCTGGCGGTGTTCTTATAGCGCCTGCGGATGTACCCACAATCAAGGACTGGGAACGTAAATTTTTGTCGCCGGTTGTTATTGAAGGCGAAACCTAAATTTATTTTAAAAAGCGTACGATTATGCTTTACATTTGCATTTAGCTGGTGTATTGTTATCACATGAAGCCAGTAAGGTACTAAATTGAAGCAATCTACTAGGAGAGTAAAAAAATGAGAATTATCAAGTGGAATGAAGCTAGAGGCAAATATGCACGCGTTGTAGTTCAAGATGGGGAAGTTAAACGTTCAGCCACTCGAGACATTGAGAACATACTAGCTAGTTGGAGTGTCTACGCACAGTACATGAAAGCGTATAACATCAATGGAAAGGTGAACGCATAATGAGTACTAAAGTAATAGGCGTGAGAAAATGGGATAGATATAAAGCACAATGGACAACCGAAGGACTAATTCGCCAACCAACACAACCGAAGGCCACAAAACTAACAAAAACGTATGCATGTAGCGCAAGCCCAGAGAAGCAACCAAGTTCGGAGGTAATAACAGTGTATGTTTCGGACGACATACGTGTTCACAAGGGGCGATGAATACTTGAGGAATACTTGATAGACGGTTGATGAATACTTGACGAATACTTGATAGACGGTTGATGAATACTTGCGAATACTGTGAACCCCCCTGCGAACGGAGGTAGGGGGACGACCGGCGGCCGCGTACCCCCGACTACACCTGTCTAACCAAAAAAGGCATATCAAACATGGAATACCCAAAAAACGTAATATGGAAGCCACAATCGGGGTCACAGGAGGCTTTTCTATCTTCATCTGTAATTTTTGAGGTATTATATCAGGGGACGCGTGGTGGAGGTAAGACGGACTGTTTACTGATGTCTTTTGGTCTTCACGTTGGGCGTGGATATGGTGTAGGTTGGAAGGGTATTTTATTCAGGCAGACTTATAAGCAATTGACTGATGTTATATCGAAGACGAAAAAATGGTTTCCGCAGATTTGGCCTGATGCGAAGTTCAACCATTCGGAGCATATTTGGACATGGCCTGACGGGGAGCAATTACTTTTGCGTCAATTTCGCAAGGACGATGATTACTGGAATTACCATGGGCATGAATACCCTTGGATTGGTTGGGAGGAATTGTGCAACTGGCCTACGGATGCTGGCTACAAGAGGATGTTTTCGTGTTGTCGTTCATCGACGCCTGGGATGCCTAGAATGATCCGTTCCACGACGAATCCTTATGGGCCTGGGCACAACTGGGTTAAGGCGAGATTTCTCCCTGACCGTATGAACATGAGGGTTCGTTCGGATTTATTTGACGATGGTCGCCCTGAGCCTTCTCGATTATCTATATTTTCGAGATTGGAAGAGAATTTAGTTCTTCTGGCGAGTGATCCTGATTACATACATAAGATTGCGGCTTCTGCTAGGAACATAGCTGAGAAGAAGGCCTGGCTTGAGGGTTCTTGGGATATTGTTGCGGGTGGTATGTTTGATGATGTATGGGATTCTGATTTAAACGTACTTACGCCATTTGTTATTCCGTATAACTGGAGGATTACGCGTAGTTTTGACTGGGGTTCTTCGAAGCCTTTTTCGGTGGGCTGGTGGGCTGTTAGTAATGGGGAGGATGTTCGGTTATCTGATGGGCGTTGGCGTTCGACTATGCGTGGGGATTTATTTCGCGTTCAGGAGTGGTATGGGTGGAGTGGCAAGCCGAACGAGGGATTACGGATGTTAGCTTCTGACATAACGCGAGGGATTATTGAGCGAGAGATTTCGTGGGGTTGGCGGGATGAGTTAGGTTGTCGTGTTAAGAGTGGTGTTGCGGATTCGCAAATTTTCAGTGCTGAGAATGGGAATTGCATAGCTACGGATATGAAGTGCAAGGTTCGGTTAGACAATGGTTTGGTATACAGTGGTGTTCAGTGGGTTGCGGCTGACAAGCGGCCTGGTTCGAGAATTACGGGTTGGGATCAGATGCGAAGGATGTTAAAGAACGTATGTGGTCCTCGTGAGCGCCCTGGATTATTTATTTTCTCTAATTGTGAAAACTGGGTTCGTTGTGTTCCGGTATTGCCTCGGGATGATAAAGATCCTGATGACATTGACACGGATGCGGAGGACCACAATGCGGATGAGACACGTTATATGGTTAGGGCATTACGTTCGATGTCTAGTTCTGGGATTACGACTGGTTATTATTGAAGGCTTCCCATGTTTGTGGCCAATGTTCTTCCACTATTGTTGCTATCCCTTGGGCATATTGTTGGATTTCCCATTGGGCATGTGGGTGGAGGCGTAATTTTAGGAAGTGCAAGAGGTTATGGAGATTTATTTTCCAGTACCATTGTGTATATATATTGACTGGCAATAAGATTCGTGCGGTTTCCCGTGATACGCCTTTAGTGAGTAGTCTTAGATAATTTAGGTATGTTTCTTTATTATTATTTTCGATAAT